CCTCCTACCATTGCCTAATACTTTTACATAATTTGCACGATCCAAAAGCATTTGCGTAAGTCGCTGATAATCAATGTACTTAATAAATAAACTAACTTCGTGCAATAATGATTATGTCTAATTGTACTTGCCAAAATGCTTATTGATAATTCATTATCAATTGCTTGCACCGATAGAAATGCCTACCGAAAAAAAGAGGATAACGATTGAAGCTGATAACCTTCCGGCTAACCTGACAGTCGAGGAGACTTGTCCATCAGTCTACACCGCTCAAGGTTTATTCGACAAGAGACCAGGAGACTATGCCAAGCTGGTTCAAATGCTTACGGATGGAATACCGGTCAGCCGAATCAAAAAGGATTTAAAGGTATCTCACAACACTATCGCTGTGGTTCGGTCCCGAGAGAAAGAGGTGATCGATGCCTCGAAGAAAGTAATGAGAGGATTGATCGGCCATGCTTCACAGCTTGCAGTCGAAAAGATGATCGAGAAGCTGGATAATGATGAAATACCCAACGGAGTCTTACCAATCGCTACCGGTATATTAATCGACAAGCACAGGCAGTACGAAGGTGAACCTACCCAAACCATAGAAGTGAAGAAATCTCTCAGCTTGGATGAGATCCGAGCCGAGCTTGCCAATCTGAAGGATGAAAAAGTGGTTGAAGCTGAGGTTACAGATGTGGAATCGTAATTTTTTTCGTTCCCTAGCCCGTTAATTATTAACCACTTACAATATTATTAAAAATAAATGTAAAATATATCTTGCTTTTATGTATAGATAAGCTAGATTGAAGTCTTCCACATTAATTCTAACCAATAAAAAAATGACATTTAAAAAACACGAACTTGATGCAATCAACACCGCCTTACATACAGCCCTTGAAAGCGGACTACTCAGCAATATCAGAAACGGACACGAAATGAATCACGGGCTTATCTCAAATGTCTCTGATTTACTCAACAGGTTTGAAGTACAAGCAGAGGCTGATCATAAAACTGATTTAGCTATGCAAGAGCAAAAAGATATAGAACAGAATGCTATGTTAGAATTTTGTTCTAATGGTGTTTAATTTAAAACTAAACAGACTTGCCTCCATACCGAAAAAGATATTGAAGACCGACATGACCGATAAAAAACAATGGGGCGGTAAGCGCCCAAACCAAACAGGCCGACCGCCGAACCGCAAAGGAGTCAAACGAGTATCTTTCCATTGCTTGGTCGATCCAGCTACTAGGGATCAGATTAAGCATATATCCGAGCAGAAGAAATTATCTGCCGGACAAATCATTGACGAGTGGGCTGAAGGTAGCAAGGTATGAGCATGGAAGATTTCCCTTGGAACAAAGGACCCGATCAAAAGACAATGGCTAAAGAATATGCCGAGTGCCACAATTTGGATTTAGCTGAGACCGAAAAGAAATTTGAAGAGGCGAGGTTAAAAGTTATATATGAGATGAATCCGATATTAGACCCTAACTTTGAATTTTCTGATTCGGATACCGACATATAATCTCAAGATAGCCCGAATAATCGCCAAGAAGGCACACAGGGCTGTCTTTTATATCTGATATGCCTAATCTACCATGCTAGGGTATAAGACCGCCAATCCCGCCATTCCTCTGAATGCCCTCCTTGACGGGATTGATCGAGTGTAATATGTGACGAGTGATCCAACTGAATATTTATACCTCGTTGCCGGTATAATATTTTGAACGAGTGAATGGGTAGGCTGAGTGATACCTGTTCTACCGGTTAATCGGTTAAGCTGATGATTCATTTTATTCTTTTAATCGAGTGAGCTTGTAGGCTGATGGAGTAGTTGTCCTGGTTCATGCCGCCTTAGCGGTTTGGCGGACTATTGCGGTAGCTATAGCTTCAGCTTTAGCTATTGGGCCGGCTACGGGCCAAAGCCTTAGTTCGAAGGACAACTACTTTTCAGCCTGTCTTTAGTCTAGAGAGTAGTAGTGTGTATACTATATAAGGCCGACACTACTACTCTTTTAACTATTTAATTAACCTATTCGCCTTTCAGTTCGAGCTTCAAAGAATAGATATTCTGATTACCTGGACCATTCTTTTCGATATCAATTTTACTTTTTGCGAGGTTTTGTATGCTCGCCCACATGGCATCGGTAATCTTGTTATTTGTCTGCTGTTCTAAAAGTTCAATAACCTTCGATTTACCGCAAATCGGCTTATCTTTTAACAGGGTCAAAAACTTGTCGCATAAGGCCTCATTAACCTTTTTTTGAATGGTGGATATCTGCCCAGGCTTTCTGAACTTGGCCTCAAGGTCGGGCTTATGTTGGAAAAGGGGGAAGGTTTCTGCGGAAAATTCGAGGACTTTGGGCGGGGAGAATGGACAGTTTCGGGAGGTGGTTTCGAGGACTAAGTGTTCCTCTTCCTCGTGGGAGGTGAGGGTGAGGATAGCATCGGGGTCACGGGCAAATACCCCTGAGCCGGATGCTCGGTCGATGTGGTCGGTTTCTGACTTGTTCCCTTTGGAGAAGTGGTGGGCAAATACTATGGCGGCACCAGTCTCCTCGGAGAAATCCTCAATTAGGTTTACGATTTCGCCTACTGCCTTGGCATCGTTCTCATCTATCCCGGTGGCTAGTTTGTAGTATGGATCGAGTATGATCAGATCATATTCCCGCCTATCCGCTCGGATCTTTGTGAGGAGGTCGAGGAGTTCTGCCCGGTGACCTCGTAGTGGCCAATAGTCCAGGTGATGGTTGGGCTTAATCTCCCCGTTAAAGGTTGCCTTGGCTACCCGCTTGATCCTGTCAGTACCAAAGAACTTCTTAAGCTCGAAGTCTAGGTATAGAACCTTCGACTGCTTAACCGGCATCCCCAGCCACGGCATCCCATTGGATGCGGCGATGGCCAAGTTAATGAGACTCCAAGTCTTACCCGCCTTGCTGGACCCCGAGATAATCATCTTACAACCCTCGTGCAGTACGCCCTCGATAATCTCTTCAAGTTCATTCTTCGGATTAGTGGCAAAGTCCATGCATTGGCCGAATGACATGATCTCGGGAAGTGGCTTTGGATCGGCATTGCTCACCTCGATTGATCGGTTGGGCATATTGGTGACAGTCGGGCTATCGAGCATATATTCCAGTTCTACCGCTTTAAGTTGTGCTTTGTAGTATGGGTCGGTTTCAGGTCTCATTATCTTTTATGTTATTTTTGATTAGTGTTAAAATTATTTGGGGCTGTAAATTTATGTGATTTCTGACAAGCACAACAGCATCTCCCTCGGCTAATCGGTCGGCCATTTTCATTGCTTTAACGGGTGAAATCCCAAGCTTAATAAACCGTCTGACGATGGTTGCTTTGAGGAGAGTATTAATCATTCCCGCCAAAAAAGAATAGGTTGCTGGGCAGAAAATCTCTCGCCCTTCTCAGTCTTCGGCTTTCTCGTTCCCCAAGGTAGTCGGACTAATCCGAGGGGTGAGTTGTAGATCGATGGATCGGCTCCGAGCTTCATTGACATATGTTTAAACTGCTCGGCCTTACCAGGTATCCAATCGTACCAGCAATGAAGACTCTGCCCGCCACTATCGACTATCATCTTTAATGGGCATATTGATTCGAGGGTAAGTGCTGGACCAATCTGATCAGCCTTCGTCCAAGTCGGGTCATCGATCTCATGGACTAGGTACATCCGCTCACCGGCATTCTCTTTTACCCGAGGACCGATATCCTTAAATGGATTGTACGAAATAAATTCCATCTGCCCTACCCCTTGGCTAATCGCCCAATCGCCCGCCGTTTTAATAAGTGGGTTAAATTTATCCGCTTGGATGTTAATCCATTGGTCGGGTCGGAATAGCTTGGAAACCGCCTCCTCGGCATTCAAAGGAATGGCGGAGGAGCGAAGTTGTAGCATTTCAAAATCCTCGGGCTTGCCTTTTGCGTTTGTTGAGATTCCGGTATCAATTGATACTTTCTTGGTGGGAGTGATAATCTTCTCACCTGAAAGGATTTGATACGCACCGGTTAATGCATTTCGGATCTCGTTCGGCTGGAGTGGTCGGCGGGTAAATTCCTTTGCTACCTCGATGCAGTAATCGTGAGCCTTCTCGAAGTCTGATTGGTGCATTGCGGCACGGAGAGTAAGGCGGGCAATAAAGGTATGATGGCCAAAGTCTCCTTGCGGGAGCCTGTCGAAGAACCCCGCCATGTCTGCTGATAGGATTGCCATTTACTCGGAACCCTCGCCCTCTATAAACTGGGCAATGTATTCAGTCAGCTTGCCTATCGCCTCGTCTTCAATCCGCCTTAAAGTACGGCGAGGTATCCCTGTTTTCGCGGCCAGTTCGGACTGGGTAAAACCCCGATGGTCCTCGGGAATCTTGAGGAGCATATTTTTCAGCTTGGCATCGGTTGCCATTTGCTTGGCTATTTGACTATCGTCCGTCCCCATCGACACTAACCCACCTATCTATCATTCCCTTTGGAAGTCCCGCCTCTGAGACATGGTTATCATTCGGGTCAGGCTCATAGCCTTTGCGAGCGATGTGAACTATTTCTGACAGTACCTCATGTGTATTGCCCCATCTACGAATCGCCCAAGCTTCGTTGGGAAATCGGATATCATCGAAGACAATAGTTTTATTCCCGATGTAGGGTAGAGCCGCCTTATAAGCTAGATCGATCCATATATTAGGGTAAACCCCTTCCCTTCCCCACTCCGTCCCGAGGCTCTGTAATAACTGCCTGGTATTAATATTGTCGGGAAAGTTGGGTATTGGTTCTTCCTTAAAATGCAGATACTTTTCCCCCGGCAATATCACCTTGAGCATCTGTTTAATGGGAGTGGCGAAGGAGAGAATTACCGCTCCCTCGATTGATTTGGCATAGGTCGATTTACCTACCGCCTTTGGGCCTGTTAAGCCAATAATTTTATTAGTCATGTAGTGATGAATAGTGATGTTATTATTGTAAGTACGAATGCGGCCACGATGTAGAATAATACGAGGACCGAGGTGATGAATAATCCGATTAAGCCGATGATTCGGAGGAGTTTCATTAGTAATGCGTTTTAATTTCCCCCTCTGCCGCCAAAGGCAATCCAGGCATATAGAGAGGTTCTTCGGTTAATAGTTTGATCATTAAATCGAGTGCCGCCTGTCCCTCCGATTCGGCAACTTCAACAGTTACGGAATCATGCACATGAAGGACAACGGGGAGTCCAGCCGCCTCGATCTTTAAGAGAGAATCTGCCATTAGTTCTCTCGCTGTTGCCTGAACGAGGTTCTCTAAAAGTAATCCGCCGTACAGCTTCATCCGCCCTTGCCCTCGCACCTTCTGACCAGTCAGTTCTTTCCCGTCATCTTTTACATCGAAATAACGGATCGGCTTACCCGATTTACAGATCATCGTGGCACACTCAGGAGTCTGCCTTGCCTCCTCTCGGATGTGGTCCTCACATTTCTTCCAAAGTTCGACAATCTTTGGATTCTGATTACGGAAATCTTTGACCTGTTTACGGGACTCTGCATCGGTCATATTTAGTTTACCGCCGGTTAAAGCCTGTGCCACTTGGCCGAACTTCTTCGGACCGCATCCATATCCTAATCCAAGAACACGAGCTTTACATAAGTGCCTAAGTTCGGGGGCTAAGTCCTTCATTGGTTCGTCTTCCGTGTAAAGTCCAGTTGCTCGGCCATGAGCTTCGTAAAGATCGATCCCACCTCTGACCAAACCTAAGAAATCGAAGTCACCGCAAAGGTACGCTAAAACGCGCGGCTCGATTTGCGATAGGTCCGCAGAGACGATTACTCGGCCTTTACCAGGTGTCAGACATTTCTTTGCCGATGTACCTTCCACCTCGTCCCGAGGAATGCCCTGGAAGTTTAATCCACCCGCTCCACTCCAGCGACCGGTATGCGGCGCACCGCAATATTTTAATCGGGTGGAGACTCGATGATCGGGTCGGACTCGTAAGATCATACTGATATAAGTCTGCCTCGCTTTATTCGCTTTCCTCCACCTCGTCATCGATTCCAAGATCGGAGCGTACTGCGGATTCTTAGCCTTCCAAAGGAGCAGTTCCGAATCACCCTCCTGTGTAGACTTCGGCGGTTCAACATTCTGCATCTTTAAATAGGCGGCCATAGCAACAGTCGAAGTCGGCTCACCTCCACCTGGTCCAACCCAAGGCAGAAAGGTTTCGACCTCGGCCATGATTGATTTCGATTTATCGATGTACTGCTGGCATAGATTTTGATCGATTGCCATGCCTCGGCTTGCCGTCCTTCGGGTAAATGCGGACAATAGAAATTCTTTCTCGGGGAAGGATATTTTCAGTTCATTATATATACGAATACAAGCTCGGGAATCTCCAAGTGCATACTGCTTAAAAGATTCATTTCCGAGGATCTCTTCGGGCCTTAAACCGCTCATCTCATTGCGGGCATCTTTATTAAGTTCTTCGCCAAATAATTCTTTATGACATCCCGCCAATGACCTCGGCAACTGATGCCAGCTTGCCATATCCGCCGTACAAATCCATTCCTTCGGAGTGAACTGTGGCATCTGTCCCCTCGCCATTGCCATTCGACAGCATACCGAATCGAACTCTGCATTGTGTGCG